CTGGTTGCTTGTATCAACTGTCGGATAGGATGGCCCACCATAAATTAATGGATCTGGCATTATTAATAGGGATTCCAGCCTAACTTATATGCTGCAGCAGGATTTTGTGCCGCCCACAACTCTGCTTCTAATGCGGTCATTTCCTCCAAAGGCTTCTCTAAATTTTGTGGTAATAAACCAGTGTATTTCGAAGTAGCGCCAGCTAGTCCTGGAAGAATATCAGAGATACTCCACATATCAGTTATATCCTCAGGCGTTAAAGGATTTTGTGGTTCATCTGCCCAGCTTTCAAAGGGAGTGTCCGTAGTAATCATATAGTCATCATCTGGAAATGGATTTATATTTCCGATCGTTACTTCTTCAGGAGATGCTGATATAAACTCTTCATACGGTGCAGGCATGAAATTATCTATCGCATTTATTCTAGCTGCTCTAGCCGCCGCATCACCAACAATTCCTGTGCCCTCAAGGGCCTCCGCTTTAGGAATTACATCGGAAAGGAATTCTCTTCCGCCTTTAGTTCCTTGCAGTCCGCTTTGAAGTCTTCCGGAAAGTGTTCCATAATCCACTACAGGTTTATCTTCCCCGAATGCCGCCACTCCTGCTTCCGCAGACGTGTCAAAGCCAAGATCGCCCAAGGCGTAATTAACTCTTCTAGTTACTTGCGCGTTTTCTAATGCTGTTCTTGCAGTCTTACGATATTTCTCTGCCTCCTTCCCGGATGCAAAACTCGCAAGACGCATGTATTTATCATAGAACTCCCTATCGGAAGGGCTCATCATCTCTTTCCGAACTTCGTCGGAATAGGCGTCCCCTAGTATTTCTTCATTTTCTTCATTCTGTTCTATATTTTCCCCGACAGCGCCTAACTGAGGAAGAAGAGACAGTAAACCTGGAAACTTAAACATGCCTCCTACATCCTTTACCATTGTAGTAAAATCTTTAACTGGTCCGAACTCTTTTACTGGTCCTAATAGATCACTTCTCATAGTTGAAGCGTCACGTCCTAGACCGCCAAACCATCCTTTTTTAGCATCGTCACCAGGTACTTTTTTTCTTAATTGCTCTGAGCCTGCATCACGCCAATTTGGGCTATAGGTATATTCCTTTTGTCTAAATGTTAACGGATGAACAGGATCAGCGCCACGTGGTAAAGACGCTCTAAAGGCTTTAATATCTTTACCACGCCTCGCGATAGATTTTCCTCGAGCGGATTGTTTTTTTAAATCCGCTTTTCTGTTAGAATCATATTTTGATGTAAGCGCCATTACGCTCCTGGTAGAATTATCATTTTAAGAACCACGAGAACAATGATGACGATGATGCCGGCCTTAATCCAGTCCTTCATGCCCCACTCATTCCACTCTTTAAGATGGTTCCAAATATCTTTCAATAACTTCATATTTCCCTCCTAGTGTATTGTTGGTTTATAGTGGTCAAGGAGCTGATTCATAAAATCAAAGCTGTCAACCACGCTTGCAAATATATGCGCTGTGTCCTCAGGACCCAGTGCCTCAATATAGAGATTCCTTGTAACAGCCATTAGGGCACTTGCAACCAATAACTTGTCCTCATCGGTCTTAATCTGCGATCTAGCGGCTTTTTCAACCATAACCATGGTGTCATTAATTTTGACTACTTTTACGTCCATTCGCTTTCCCCCTCATTGCTGCAATTCTCTCGGCACTTCGGATTTTTTTATTCTCCCGAAGATCCTCCATGTTCTGCCTGATCTCGTCAATTGTTTGCTTAGTATCCTCTTTTATAGCACCAAAACTTTCTTTGACAAGTGTTTCTTCCTTCTTGCTTTTTATCTTGTCGCGTTCAAGGTCCATTTTCTCAGCCTCTATGCCGATATCGGCCATGAGCTTGTTGTCTTCCACTTCGCCCTTCATCGCAACTTCCGCTGCCTTGAGGTCAATCTCCTGCTGTTTCAGCCTTACCAATGGATCCTGTTCCATGTTGCCGGCTTTTTCCTGCTCCTCCTTGGCCATTTGCTCAATCATGGCTGCTTCCAGCTCCGCAACTCTGGACTCAATCTTAATTTTAAGTTGCTGGCTCGCCTGTTCAGCCTGCTGCGCCATCTGCGGATTTTGCTGCGCCTGCTGCATCATTTGATCCACTTGCTGAATTTCCTGCTTCATTTCCTCTTCAGCCTGAAGCGCCGCCATTAGAGCGATATGCTCCATGATATGCCCTTCCAGCATCGCATACAGCTGCGGATTAATCTGCACCATGCGGGTGAACATGAATTCTCCATGAGTGTCCATGTGCGCCTTATGATTCTGGTCAGGAAAAGCCTTTGGCTGCTGTCCTTTCATCGCCAATGAATTCTCCATCGCCGGACTCATAGGCTGCGGCTGATCCGGATCCGGCTTCAGTATCGCGTCAATGTTGTCCACATCCAACGCCTGATAAACTCTTCTGTACGCCTCGCGAAGATTATGCAATGCCGGATTGGCCATCGCCAGCTGCAACTGCTGCTGTGCGAGCATAACGCGCTGAGACATGGAGAATATGTTAGGATTTGAAATTGGAAGTATGTCAACGCGTTCGTCAAAATCCTGCTGCTTGATCATTCGATTTCCGCCCTTCACCATGTAGGGATATTCCGGCGGAAGGAACATTTTAATGCATCTTGCAAGAAGATTGAATTCAATCCCCTGTGCGTAGTGCAGTCTCTTGTGGATTGCGCTCATCACCTTTGTTCCTCTTTCAAGCAGAGCCAAAGTTGTTCCAACTGGATTCTGCTCGTTTCCTTCACCCATCTTCATGTCCGCGATCGCCGCAAAGGATTTTCCCGCGTCAACGCAGAAACCTAAGAGTGCGAAAAGAACCTGTGACGGCTCCTTGTAAGGAAGCGGCAACAGTGATTCCTTGATCGAAGTTCCTGTTACATCAACATCCCGAAATTCTCCAGGCTGCAACGGCTCGTCATGGTCGCGTATTCGCATGCCGCGCGCCTTGAAACCTGCCGGCAGGTTAGCGAGTGTGCCAGCATCAATTAATTGCCGCAAAACACTTGTTGCTGTTCGCGATAACCCACCCAGCATGTG